GACAAGACAAGACATCTAAAGCAGCAATTGCATGGGCCTTGTGGGGTGGCACTGATGCCAGCAGATGGGTCAAACGTGCAATCAAACAACTGGAAAAGTGAAATCAATACACCACTTCAGCCAATAAATACACGTTAATACACGTTAATACACGTTAATACAAGTACCTGTATTGGCACTTTGACCCGCTAGTGACAGCCCTCTAGTACCCTATACCTATACAATTATAATAAAATTCTTTGAAACATTTTAATAACTGGTATCTGAAAGATAGTAAACGTAGGAAACAACATTGCAAAAATCAGTCATTTATCTCTATGACATCGCCACTAGCAATCAAAAGTAATGATTGGTAACCTGTATTAACGTGTATTTAAGTGTTGTTATGGTGTATTGCTGCACAGTTTTGGTGTATTGATGCCCAGTTTTGGTGTATTGGTTTGGTCTAACTGGTAGAAATACAATACCAGTTGATACCTGGACTGGAAAGTAAACCAAAAAGAAAAAGACCAGCCCACCGAAATGAACTGGCCCCAACCAAGGAAAGTAACAACAACAAACATCTCTGTTTGTAATGTTATTGTAACACATTCAAAGAATGTATCAACTTGTCTTCTTTCTCCACATTCTTGCTTTGTGAGTATTGGAAAAGTATTGTTCATATCCACAGTCTCTGCAGATTTGTGCAATCCTCTTGGTGAATCCTTTGTGCTGGTTCACTGCTGACAGGTCCAAGAATTCCATGATTTGTGCTGTGGTTGCCTTGCCTGCATTGCTTTTGATACAGTCCAACACCTTAACTGTCCAAGGGTCATCAATGATGAATGACTGTTGATACTGCATTAATCTGTCTTCACTGTCTTCTTCCAACCACCACTGGACATCTTGGTTGTACCAGTGCAATGCTTCTGCCCATAGTTGTTTTCTGTTCTGTACAATGTATTCAGTGTCAATCTTCTTTGTGATGTCAACAATCCAGAATCTGCGCTCCGGACCATCACTTAGAAATTGATAGTCATTGGTGGATGCTGTGAAAACTGTTCTTCTCTGTCTCTGAATGGGCATCTTGGCATATGCTGGTCTGTATCTGTCACTCGCTGAAGTCAGAAACTGTTTTGCATTCGCAGCTGTCTTTCCTTGTAGCGCATGCATCTCTGCAAGTTCCCAAATCCAAACACCAGATTGATGCAGCAGTTCATATGAATCTTTGTGTGAGATGTTGATATTGGAATCAGAAAACCATTCTTCCCCAGCAAGCAACTTCAGTGCAGTTGATTTGCGCATACCTTTGGAACCAACCAACACAAGACAAGTATCCATCTTGCATCCAGGTTGCATAACTCTGGCAACACATGAGATAAACCACTTGCAACTCAGTTCAACCATCAGTGCTTCACATGCTGCTGGAGTCTTGGCATTCAATACATTCTGAAAGAATGGTTCAATCCTGTGGACACCATCCCATTCTTCCAGTTCCAACAACCAATCTTTGATGGGTTCAATCGCACGTTCCTGGGCTACCATGATAACTGAAGCGCGCAATGCTTTGTCTGTTACTCTGTATCTGTAGTGTTCTTCAAAGTTCAATGCAATGACTTCCAAGGTCACATCAGAAACCATCTCACCATCCAGCAAGATTTGGTCTGAATGTTCATTGTAGCAAAGACTTGAATACCTTGGGTCATTGCGCAGAATGCTTGCTGTGTTCCATCTGCAGTTCAGTGGAATCATCATGTTTGTACCTCGTTTTGTTTTCTTGCGCAGCATATCCCAAGTGTCAATGTCTGCTTTAGAAGGGTTGCCCTTCACTTCAACTGTTAGACCTGTGGCTTCTTGTGCCAGTTGAATCAGTAGTTCTGTTCTTTGTTTGTTTGTTAAGTGTGTCATTTATTCTCTCAATGATGTTTGTTTGTTGTTGGTTGTTGTTGTTTGGTTGTTCCCTATCGGGAATGAATGGTTGTTGTATTGTTGTTTTGGGTTGATTTGTTACCGTTCGATTACAACAGTTCTTCAAATCTTCCATACCAACCACAACTGTTTGCATGGTTGCAGGTTGGCCATTTGTATGCGATTCCAGTAGATGGGTCAATGCTGAAATGTACACTGTTTCTGTTGCACTGTGGACAAGATATGTATCTGGCTTCATTGTCTTGGATGGTTGCAGCGGCCTTATTCGCAAAAGCAAGTCTGAAGTTTGGGTCCATCATCACTTCATTGATGGATGCTTTGCCATTGGAATACACCTTTGCTGTGTATTGTTTTCTCACTGGCTGTTTGATTTCAATGTGCTGGTATTCAAGAACAAAGTTCCGGCCAACATTCCATGCTGTCTGATGATAGTTGGCTGGAAACATTGGATGGTGTGACTTCATATCCTCACTGGGTGGAGCTGGTATTCCATATCTGAAATAGATACGCGCTCTGTCATTCAATGCTGAACTGTCCGGTCCACCAACACCGACCACACAATCCCATACACCCTTGGCTGCAATGCTGGCACGTGGCCAGTCTTCTGCTGGAACTGGTTCTTCCAGTGGCAATATGATTCTGTATTTGTGATAGTGTGGTTTATTGCTAAATGATGTGTGAGCAATCACATTGTATTCATGGAATAGTCGCCAAGTGTCAAAGGTTGTGAATCCATCATCAATGTCAAACACCAAGAACCAAATCTTCTCTGCATTCTTTCCGGCTCTGCGCATTCCAGTGAATGTTGTTGGACTCCACAAAGGCAGTTGGTCTTTCTGAAGTGTGAATGTCTTTCCTGGCACTGTTGTGAATCCCTTCACTAGTTGATCAAATGTCATACCGTGTTCTGTTGCTCTGGTATCTTTTAAGTCATTGAATGTTGTAAATCTCCATTGCGTTCTCATAATGTGTAAATCCTCCATTGGGTGTGTGGTTCTTCTTGTTTGCTGCAATACCAGTCTTCTGCAGTGACACAGACAACTTGATTGTCATCCTTCCAAACCTTTGCTTTTGTCAAAACATCCAACAGCATCTTAATCATGTTGTCAATGTCTGGTTTGGTGACCTTGGGTATTCTTGCAACTGTGTCTTTCTTGCGGTTCAATCTGGCTGGTCTTTTGTGGCAGAATGTCATGGAAACTTTAATTGGACCAGTCAAAGGTTCATGGTCTATCTCTATTTCTTTCAACATGCTGCGCTGGTATTCCACTGATTTCTTTGGAGTGTATGCACCCCACTTGGACATTCTAGGCCGACCCAAAGCAACTGGGCCAGCGTGAAATGTTCCTTGGCTGTGTAGTATCCACATCATTGTTCCATCTCAATCTGAGAACACCACGCATCAAACAAAGGTGGCCACCCCATTGGACTGATTGCCCTGGTGATTCTTTGCAGATGTGTAATGGATGGGTATGACTCTGATCGCATCCACTTGAATATGACATACCTGCTGCAGTTGGCAATGTCTGAAATCTGTTCAACTGACAATGGGCTGGATGCAATCTGTTCACGCAGCATGATTCCAAACTGTGGATTCTCCAGTGCTTCAATCTTTCTGTATCCCCAGTCTAAAGCTGTTATCTGATTGTCAAAGTCAATGTATTGGTATTCGACTTCTTTGAATACAACTGTGGCTTCCCATATCCATTGCTGGTATCCTTTGTGCTGGTATCGCTTCAGAACACCAACTTCCCTACCTGCAATGCAAATGGGCATGTCATCTATTCTATCACCAAACTTCATGCGCGCTGCAGTTCTTCCATGTTCTTTAATATATTCTCTGATTGTTCTTGTCATGTTGTTATTCCTTCCCTAGTTTATTGAATGATATGTTGTGAAAGATTTCCCAATGTTTTTCTTTTGGGTATTGTTTTTGTATTGTGAAAATGACTGTGTACAGAAACAAGTTGTCAATCTTGTCCTGCTGAAGATGTTCTTCAATGCTTTCTTTGAATCCTGTTCTCCATTGCAAGTCTTCCATTGTCCATCCCAGGTCATCCAAATAGATGTGTATTCTGTCCAAGTATGTCATTGCTGGTCACCAAGTGAGA